CCAAAGTAGATACCACCAGAAATAGTTGAGAGGATGGGTACACCTACTGCAACCATCCACCCTTTTACGTTAAAGCCACCTATGCTAAATTCCATACTCATTACTGTGTTGGATACCCGCCATATGTATTAATGTATTCACCTGCACCGTATACGTCTGCTGCAGATTTCATATCGTTTACTAGATAACCTTGGAAGCCACCCTCAAAGCCTGAGTCTGCCCAAGTAATTACAAACTCATCTACACTCTGTGTGTAAGTAATAGCTGTGTAAGAGCCTACCATAAAGTTACCTTGTGTAGCATACGTATCAATCGTAGCTGTTAGTTCATCGTTATTAGCTGCAGCCATAAACGCACCCGCTTGTTGTGCGTAACCTTCTACTGCTGCTACAGCATCATTATAAGCATCTACCTCTGTTGAGTCAATGCTGTACTCTGCTGTGGCTACCATGTCCTGTAGGGCTACTTGCTCTGGTTTAGTGTCTGCTGCCGCTGCTACATCCATAACCTCTACTGCTGTCATGATTACAGATGTTGCTGCTGTCAAGTTATCTACTGCTGCAGTCAAGTCATTCATGTTAGCTGCGTACTCTTGCATAAACATCTGCTCTGCTGTCTCAGCAATAGCGTAGTCATGATCAAGCACAAGGGTTTTAGCTTGTAGGTAGTCGTTTAACTCTTGACTAGAGATAAGTCCATCTGCCATAGCATCATCATTAATGACACCACCAATGTTAGCGTAACCTACAGCACCTACAGTAAGTACAGAGCCATCTGTGATACGTGTCTTGATAGCATCAAGGCTGTTGATCAGGTAGTCGATCTTCTCCTGACCCGACATCGACACCGCTAACTCTTCTGTTGTTGCTGCGTTTACTGGTACGGAACCTATCAGAAAGGCTGAGAGTAGGGCCGTTGTCTTCAATAGCTGCGATTGTTTCATTGTTTTCCTCTTCTACCTTTAACAAGGCATCCCAAAATTCTTTGTCCAGTTCGTAACCTACAATGTACTGCTCTGGATTCTCTCTATATTTATTTATAGCTTTCTTGCCCATCAATAGTTTGCCTGTATTAGTGTCAGCTATAGGGCAAGGTGTGTTAGCTAACATCATACTACGGAACACAGTAGGGTCTTGGCATAATACAGATATAGCTGATACCTGTAACCCTAAGCCACCTACTTGTTGTGGTAGCCCTAGTAGTCGGGCGTTCTTACGTCTATTACAATGCTCATCTTGTACGGTTGTACCAGCACTAAGACCAAATAGGGTTACCTGTAGTCCAGCCTGTCTAGAGATAAGGCAGCTATCGTTACCACCACCACCCATTACTGTAGGGGCTATTGCAGACATCACAGGGGCTTGTTGTCCAGCACCCGCACCGTTGTAGTTATTCGTTACAGTCTCTTGATTGTTGTTACTGTCTACGGTGCTATTGTTATTAGCGAAGTCACCTACTGTTGTCGTGTCCTGACCCAGCGCACTTGTCGCTAATAGTATGGCGAATAGACTGGTCTTCACAAAGTAATTGTAGAGCCGCCTCTTCTTGTCCGATAATAGCGAGGGTTTGTGCATTTTGGTTTCTCTGGCATACTGCATCATCAGGTCTACAAGACGCAGTATATGTTACGGTGTTACAAGCGCACAGTAGTAAGGGTAACAATAGGTACTTCATCCTACGCCATCACGTTCTCTGTCAGGCTCAAACACGTCTTTTCTATCAAGCATACCTTCGAGGTACATAGCTCTTTCTACATGATCCAATGTGTATCGCTTTCCTGTGTCAGCCTCTATAGCTGCTCTTACATAAAAGACATCACTCTTAGGGATATGTACACGGTTAATTCTGTTAGCGTCACCAGAAGCTAAAGCTTTGTAAAACTCTTCAATAACGTCATCTGATGCGTATAGTTGTATTCGGTTATTACTCATTGTCAACACATTTATAGGGAAAATGTGGTACGTGTCGCAAATACAGGTATTAGAGAGAGGAAACGAGGGAGGGTGCTACACTATAGATGCTACACGTACCAGTTAGTAACACTTATTATAGTTATTACAGGAGAGAGTGTGTTACAAGAAACAGAGTAGCAGGTTATTTGCAACTTTGCAATAGTTAAATTTGCATATTTACAACTTTGCTAGTGTTATAACTTTTCCTATGTCCACTGATCCATTTACAACACTCAAAGAATAGTTATAACTTTCTATAGTTTCTACTTTACTTATATGTATTACTTATTTAGAGAGTTAAAACACTTAATGTTATAACTATAGGCTGCTACTGCTACGCAGTTATATGGAAAAACACCCCCCTGTCAATCCCTAAAATGCTAAATCTTCACATATTGTAACATATTGTAACATAAAGTTACTACTAGATGGTCCATACACCCCCTGTGTACACGTTTTAGTTGCATCCTCAAAAAGCCCCTTCTGTGTATTTGTACATATACGTAATACCACACACCCCCGGGTGGCCCTCGCACGGTGCCTTTCTAGGGTCATTCGTGCCAAAATGCAGAAATAATAAGGTAAAACCCTGTTAAATCATTGAAATATATAGCTTTTATAAGTGCTATCTGATCAATTAATGCCGTATAGTGGTAAAAAAAGCTTACCAATTTAGGGTGTGATCACAAAATAGAGAAACGTGTACGATATACCCACCTTGTGATCACAAATATATGCCACCCCTCATTATGTGATCACATTCCATTTGTTGCATGTATCTTTTGTGATCACAAATGTAATACATTCCAGTAATTGCATGTTAGCTATAACATTCATGCATTCACATATATGAATACACTTATCTCACGCTTTGTTTCACATTGTAACATTGTGTTACTGAAACAGAACAAAGTTGAAACACTCATAAGAACAAAACGTGAAATAGCTCTGGGACGCCCTAAAACGGCCCCTAGAAGCGCGAAAGCATTTTTTCCAAGGTCTAGATCATATTTTTGCGTTTGGCGTTTTGTACACTTTTGTTCTACTTTTGTTCTTTCTCGCGTATATATACATTATAAATATAAATAACATATTCACATATTCAGATATGTATTGACTGTTCACGAATTGTTACAAAGCAAAATTTTTTCTTGTTTCATACGTCAATGTATTGTCAACGTTCGATAGGCGGTAATGATATCGCATTCCAAAACTTGAATATAAGGATACACAAAAATGAAAACTCAATTCGCAATCACCAATGATGCAATCACACTCAATTCTTATGCGCGTGATGTTGCAGCTATCCGCGACATATCAGACGCTAAAAAATCTGTTGTGCCTGTTGTGCTATTTGTTCTGTCAACAATCCAAGCGGGTCTATCAACATGCAAAGGCCAAATTGATGATGTAAACGAATTAGGCGCACAATCTCGCTTTATGTGGGGTCAAAAAGGTAATGGCCTAGAATACGCCAAGGCGCATGATGGTTTTCTATATGGCAAAATCAAACATATCGAACAAACATATGGCCTAGACAGCGTTGATGGGTGCGTTGAAGCTATCGAGCTATTTTTGAATGTGCCTAATCTCGGCATGGTTAAAGCTGCATTCGTTGCGCAGATGTTTGGTTTCAACGTTGCATGTATTGACAGTCATAATCTCAAACGCCTTGGCCTAAACGCAAACGCGGTAAAGCTTGGAAAGGTCAAACCCGCTACACGCCGCGCTAAAATTGCGGATTATGTCAAAATGACACAAATCCAAGGGTCCGCTTTTTGGTGGAATTCATGGTGCGATTTTGTGGCAGGAAACCGCGCCAACAAAGCTTTAGACAATGGCGACATTGTTTCACGCTATCACGTCGAATGCGTCGACGCGGTAAAAGTTTAATCAATTAGGAAAGGACTAGATCAATGTCTAAATATTACACGCTGTTCGTATATGAACCAGATCATCAACGTTGGTACAATTATTTCGGGGATTATGACAATTCGGTTGTCGCGGATGAAATGGATGATCTGAATTATGGGTGGGACGGTATACCTATGCAATACATGCGCATTGTCAAAACATCTGACGATCAAACCGACATTGACGCGGCACTAGATAAACTAAATGGCAAAATATAGGAAAGGGGTCTGTCATGGTGGATATTAGAGTAGGACAAGCTTACGTGGGTGATGATGGGCAATGGTGCTATTACACTCAACAGGATTGCGATGCATATAACCAAGGCGGGAAAGATGCCTATTATGGGCGCGGCAATCGCTTACATGATGGGGATTATGCCCAGAAACTAACAGCCAAGGCGCGGGAACTATATCGCTTGGCTTACAATGATGAGCCATTTGGTAGAAAGGACTATTGATATGAGTGTACCTACTAGACTATATTTTGAGATTGAACGCCGCGCGGGTGGTGTGGGTCAGCCTCGTAAACGTTGGATCAAAGCGATCCACAGCATGTTGAAACCTGAAACCAAAACACGTGTAGCGCGTGACATGCGGCACGAAATTATTCGCGGGGTGCTAGACATGCGTGATGCAAATTTGCAACAATATATTGATTGGCGGTTTTAATGTCTAGGCAAATCAGAAAAGACATTCTAAATGTCAGAAAACACAAGCCACAGCGTCATAAAGGCGTGAGCTTGTTTCACGGAACGTTGGGGTGGTATCACCACCTCGACAAATTAGAGAGAGGTAAAAAGTATGAACTATTTAGTGCGGCAAAAGCTGATCGACGTATCAAACAACGCGAAAAACAAGAACAAGAACGTTTGCGCCTTGGCGGTAGCGAAAACCCTTGGTGTGGATGGTGCAACTAGATACCTGCATACGTGGGACGATCTAGCACGTGCTGTGCGTTCTATGTGGTCATTCCGCAGCGTTAAAAGCGCAATCAAATTAAAGCGGGGTGATACTGTCGGCAGCATCCGCAAACGTGTGGGGCAGCATTTCAAAGACAACGAACACAAAGGCATCTTTATGTACGCTGTGCGTGTTAATGGTCACGTTATCCTGATGGGAACCAAAGGCGAGACATGGATAGACACAGCCCCAAAGAAACGCGACAGGCGCGAGGTGTTGGAAATCTATGGGGTGTATGCTGCACTAAATGACCCTATCAAAATGAGAATGTTAAAACGTTTTCTAAAAAGCAAAGGATGGTTTAAAGAAGAAGGAGTAAACCAATGAAAACCATAGCAGTCAGACTTAACAAGACAATCGAATATGAGCTGCACCTGATGGTGCCTGACGATAGAGATGATGAGTATTGTCTGCAATTAGCGTTGGCGTGTGAACCACTAGACCTTGAAGAGGTGGACAAACAAACACCAAACGAACAATGCAAAATGATTGCAGCGTATAACGACATGCTAGACTGGAGAGAGGTAACACAATGAAGCTATACACAAACGACAACGGCGAGTGGTTTGGCACACAAGCATTAGCCAAACAGCGATCCTATCATTGGTGGCCTGTCGAAGTACCAACAGACAAGCCAAACCTGATTGAATGGCTAAACAGCAGGGCCACACAAAATCCTGCGGAACCCCCAAAGGTAGAGGCTTCCCATACTAGTAACGATAAGCAGCACCCTTGGCAGAGCGTTCGAGAGATGGCAGAGCAAGCAAGCTTACGCGATCTAGGCGTGGCCTTGGCTGTAGTAATGAACCGACTAGAAGAGGCGGCAGAACGTGAAGAAGCATAGAATTACTATTCGTTGGGGCCAAGACCCCGAATATTGGGAAATCAAATCATATGAGTTTGATACTGAGGCAGAACTAGCAGCGTTTAGACTAGGGGTAGATGAAGCTTACCAAGAACTAGACGCATTGGAGTTGGAAAATGCGGAACTATCTTAAACGCATAGCAATAGCTGCATCCGTATTGATCAACGTCATATTGGGTGGATCATCAAACCAGACATTCTCTGCACGTAACAAGGTGTGGCAGAAAAACAACAAACCAAACCTAGTCTGGTTAATAGACTTGATCTGTGGCAAGGATCATTGTACAGAGTGTTATGCCTACTGGCTAATTCGTAATCACAAATGGTAAAAACAGGAGAAAATACCATGACAAATCAAAACCAAAAAATCCTTACTCACCTTCGTGCAACAAAGGGTCTAACCCTGCGTGAAGCAATGTTGGATTACTCTATCCAGTCGTTCACCAAGCGTATCTCTGAACTACGCAAAGCGGGTTACCGTATTGATGGTGTAAAGGGTAAGCACCCTGTGACTGGTCAACAGTACACTCGCTATGTCTTGATTGAAGAGACTGCATGATGCGAGATTACTGCGACACGATGTTGTCTTATGGTCATACTCTGAACTATGAGACACTCATTAACAAAGCAGAGTGTGGCACGTTGGTTGCCACACACGTTACACACACACTAGAAGAGGCTGAACGCTTGGCCTCACGCTACAATAAAATAAATGGACTAACCTCTAATATTAATATAAAGGTCAGCCTATGAACAAGACACCACAAAGCAATCCAGTCGGTAAAGTAATACCACTACGCAGAGTAATTATAAACCACACCAAGCTTGCTAATGATATGGAATGGCAGGGTGAATTGGACAAAGCAGATCGCTTGTATGCAGAAATCGAAGAACTAAAAGCACAAGAACGTAGAGGTGAAGTTTGGTATCCACTATTTTAAGTTGGCTGTGGTCAGCATTTATTCTGTGGCCTTTTGGGTATATGATCTATGTGTACGTGGCTTACTGATGACAACACCCCATTCGATGATGTAACACATTGGGTGGGGAATATGAGAGAGGAACGAGATGAAACTAAAGAAACTGATAGAGGAATACCTGAACAGCCACCCATTCAAACGTCTGAAGGGTAGCACTCAGAGCCAATATGAGCGTCACCTGATGCGGGTATCTGAAACCAAGGTAGGGTACAAGCTTCTAGGCAATACACGCCTACAGGACATCAAAGCAGGGGCGTTGAATAAAGCTTACGAGATGTGGGTAGAACAGTATGGCATTCGATCAGCCAACTACATGAAACAATCCCTGTCTGTCGCTTGGAAACACGCTTTACGTCATGACATGGTTATGCATGACCCTGTGCGCGTCATTAAAACGATCCAGACAAAGCCACGCAGACAGCTATGGACACGTGATCAGGTTAAAGCATTCCTGTCCACAGCATACAGCCAAGAACGTTGGCACGGTATCGGGCTGCTAGTGCATATGGCGTATGAGTGGGGTCAGCGTGTCGGTGATATGCGCAAGCTTACGTGGGACTATGTAGACCTAGACCAATGCCGCACAGACCTGACGCAATCAAAGCGGAACGCAGAGGTACACCTGCCTATCAGTCAGAATTTGTGCAACATGCTACGTCAACAGAAAGAGATGTTTGGCTTTCAGGATATCGTTGCACCCAAGTACAACATCAAACGTGGCCTCATTAGAGCCTATCAAGAACAGGAAATAGCCCCTGCAATCAACGAAGTACTAGACGAAGCTAATCTACCACGTGAACTAAATGCGCAGGACTTACGCCGCACAGCTATCACAGAAGCAGTAGAAGCAGGGGTAGATTTGGTTGGCATTATGCAATTCTCTGGACACCAGAACCCCAGTAGTGTAAAGCCTTATCTAGTGAATACATTTACTGGTGCATCAAACGCACTAGCAGCAAGAGGAATAGATAGTGATGACTAGTTGGCAGAAACAAAGAGCATTTGCCTCTGACTTAACAACACATGGTGACTACCGTGGCGACTGTCCCTTCTGTGGTGGCAAGAATACCTACACAGCTACGATAGGCAGCGGGTCATTAAAATGGAATTGCTATAAGATGGACTGTCATGTGTCAGGCATTCATGACACAGACATGACCGCAGAAGAGATCATGCAACTTATGAGCAAGACTGTAAAGCAAACTAGACAACAGGAAGCTGAGACTATGGAGATACCTGTGTTCGTGGTAAAGCCTACATCGTTTCACGATAAGTTTCACCGCTTCACTAAGCGTTATGGTTTAGCTGTAGGTGGGCTGCTGTACGATGTAAAAGATGAACGTGTTGTGTTTCCTATCAAGCATAAGGGCCGCATTATTGATGCTATCGGACGCGCTGTTGGTAAGAAAAGATTTCCAAAGTGGTATCGTTATAGTGGTACAGCTAACTACTTCACTATGGGTTCAGGTAAAAAACTACTAATTGTTGAAGATGTTGTGTCAGCTATTGTTGCGTGGCAAGAATTTCCTGATATAACTAGTATGGCTATTCTTGGCACTCAGCTAACGACTAACCATCTTGAGAAAATTCGAGAGTATGATAAAGTTATTATTGCTCTTGATCCTGATGCTGCTAAAAAGACTATACAGTATCGGAGAGAGATCGAACAATGGACAGGCGTACCCACTAAAGCCTTGTCTCTGTTTGATGACATCAAGTACCGTGTCGATGATGACATGGACAAACTAAAGGACATGCTTGCATGATACAACTAGACTTTTTTATCGACGTGGAAAGAAGAGAGATAGACACAGAGTGTGTAGATTTATCTACCTTATCATGTGATATTATACCAGACACGCAATCGAAAACAGACATCAAACGTTCTATGGACTTAGTGTTGTTAGTACCAAAAGGTAAGCTTATAGCTTATAAAACTGGTGCATATCATCCGCTTAGAGATAAATACCCTGATCCCATATTTCCTTACTTGGTTAATACTTATACAGGTAGAGAGTTAGCTATAAATACTACTAGGGGTGGTTATCCTTCTATGGATGTCACTTTAGCTGACACCTCTTCTGAAAGACGTAAAGTAACTGTGACCGCACATAAACTGTTTGCTTGGTGTTTTGTACATAACCCAGATCAAAACGTAAATATAGTTGTTGATCATATAAATGGTGATAAACAGGACTACAGTGTCAAAAACTTAGAATGGGTTTCTCAGAATGAGAACCAAAGGAGAATACATAGATGATTGACGTAACTTACATTGATCACATGGGCAGTGACTTGTCTGTTGTCAACGCCGCACGTGTGTCGTTTGGTAAGAAGAGCGAACTTGTGGAAGGCACAGTAAAACAGGACGAACAAGGTGAATACCTTGAGATGGTTCTGTCAGAACGTGACACCAAGCTAATCCGCTACCTAGCCAAGCACAAGCACATCAGCCCATTCGGACATGCCTTTGCATCCTTCCATGTGAAAGCACCAATCTTTGTAGCACGACAGTTAGTGAAGCATAAGTTTCTACGTTGGAATGAGATCAGTCGTAGGTATGTGGATGAAGACCCAGAGTTCTATGTGCCTGATGTTTGGCGTGGACGTAGTGAAGATAAGAAGCAAGGTAGTGATGGTGTTATTGATAGTGACCCTATGAACACAAAAGGTTTTTATGCAATGATCAAGAATGAATATGCCTTGCTTTTACAAGCAGGCGTAGCACCAGAGCAAGCACGTATGGTACTGCCACAGAGCATGATGACTGAGTGGTACTGGTCTGGATCACTAGATGCGTTTGCTGATATGTGCCACCTACGCTGTAAGCCTGACACACAGGCAGAGACACGCGAAGTAGCAGAGAAGATCGAAGACTTAATGATGAACCATTTCCCTGTATCTTGGGAAGCATTAAGGATGTATGCAGAATGATGAGTGGTAAGATTGGTGTAGAATCCATAGAAGAACATGAGGATGGTAGCGCAACCTATCAATTTCATTTTGACAGCGACACAAGAGGCATGTTAGCAGAGGAAGGTCTAAAGCTAATCATATATTGTGCAGCAGCACAGATGGACTTACAGAAGGTGTATGACTTCATAGAAGAAAACATGGGCCTTACAGAATACAAATTTGGAGAAAACGATGACTAAAAAATATGCACTAATGATCGACGTTGATGGTGACTGGATGTATGTACCACAGAACCCAACACAATTTCATAACTTCCCAGAGCCACGCCTATTCGATACGCTTGAAGAAGCCCGGGTAGAGCAAGACAACTGGCTGACTGCTGTTGTTGTGGACTATGAGACAAAGCAAATCAAACCAATGACTGAAGAAGAACGTAAGGCATCTGTGCAACGTGCAAAGGCTAACAATGTTCACGGTTGAGTTTGAGAGTGACGCATCTATCATTACTGTCCTAGATGAAACAGGGCAGTATGATGATGTTGAGGTTATCATAGGCGACGATAGCGAGGTGTTCATTCGACAGTTTGATGCTGATGCTAACACCTACGATATGATTATATTAACATATGCACAGCTTGTAGAAATACTGGCATCCTTGAATAGTACAGAAGGAATGCATAAAGTAATAGCGAAAGGTGTGCTATGATTGATTACATTACAGGGGCATTGTTTATGTATATCTTTGCTATGCCTTTGTTACTATACATAACAGAAGAAGTAGAAGACGGTAGTGGGTGGGGCCGTATTCTATTTGCAGTACTGTGGCCTTTGGCTAGTCTTGAGGCACTAATTAAAATGTTACGAGGAAACGAAGATGATCGAACTGGGTCTAATTAAATCACTACTAAACAAAGAGTTTTATGAGCAGCACAAGAACCTGCTATCACGCAACGAACTATTCACAAAAGACGTGCGTAAGATTAAGCAAGCCCTTGATGGTGCGATGGAACAGTATGGCACAGACCTGACACCACAGGATTTACAGGCTGTGTTCCTTACACAAAACCAAACGCTCACTACAGCTAACAAAAGTACATATGATGATATGTTTAAGAAGCTAGAGATTATTGAGCCAATCAATCCTGAGATTGCTACGGATACATTCTCTAAGATGTTCCAACAATTCTTGGGTGAGAAGATAGCGAACATAGGTTTCGAGTGTGTCAATGGATCACTAGATACGCTTGAGCCTCTGCGTCGATTACTAGAGGATTACAAAGATGATTTTACTCCTGATGTCCGTGTCGAGTGGGATGACCATAGCTTTGACACTTTACTTGATGCCGCTGATCTGGAAGCACAATGGAAATTTAACATTCCAACTCTCACTAGAAAAGTGGAAGGTGTTACTGGCGGTCATCTTGTTGTGGTTGGCGCTCGGCCTAATACTGGCAAAACTTCTTTTCATGCCTCTCTGGTAGCAGCAGAGGGCGGTTGGGCGCATCAGGGTGCCAAGGTAGTCGTGCTGTGTAACGAAGAGAAATACACACGTGTCGCTTCTCGCTACTTATGTGCCGCTTCTAACATGAACATGAAAGAGATACGTGAGAACCCTGTACTAGCACGTAAGCGTTACGATGTTGTCAAAGAGAATGTGCGTATCAAAGATAGCACAGGCAAAGACATGAAATGGGTTGAGTCAGTAGTGAAGCATTCCAAGCCTGACGTGTTGATCCTAGACATGGGTGATAAGTTTGCCGACACATCTAGTGAACGCACAGACCTGACGTTAAAAGCAGCAGCCATCCATGCACGTAACATAGCCAAGCAGTATGACTGTGTGGTTCTGTGGATGTCACAGCTATCAGCCGTAGCCGAAGGACGTGTGGACTTAGATCAGTCTATGATGGAAGGATCGAAGACAGGTAAGGCAGCAGAAGCAGACTTGATGCTACTGATCGCCAAGACAAAAGATGTTGAGGGTGAGGGTATCAACCCAGAGCGTCATATCAATTTTGCTAAGAACAAGATTAATGGGTTTGACGGACGTGTTGTTTGTATGCTAGACGGTGATCGTGCGATATTCCGCGCGTAAGAGAGGGAAACATGAGAGCAGTACTAGACTTAGAAACAAGCGTTACTTGGCGCGAGAATGCCAAAGGCAAGTCAATTATCTTCAACGATCCATATGAGAAAGATAACAGCCTTACTCAGTTTGGCTTGGTGAATGTAGATAACACAGACGAAATGCACATCATCAACCTAGACCACAATGAAGAGAAAGACATTGATGGTTCAGGCCGTGCATTCATTCAAGCTTTGTTGGACAAGACAACCCTGCTCATCATTCACAACGCTAAGTTCGATATGATGTGGCTATGGGAATGTGGCTTCGTCTACGATGGTCCTATCTATGATACCATGATCGCAGAGTATATACTGGATCGTGGGCAGCGTAACCCTGTCGGGCTTGCTGCGTCTGCTATACGTAGAGGTTTGGCAGAGCAGAAAGAAGATTACCTATCAACGTGCCTCAAGAAAGGAATTAACACCAATGAAACCGATCTCGCTTCTCTTAGCCTTTATCTTAGGGCTGATCTGCTCACAACTACTGAGTTGTTCCACCAACAGGAACGAGACTTTGCCCA